GGGGACCGCCATGGCGCGGATTGCCCAGTCGATAGCCTTCCGCGCGACCCAGTCCAGGAACTGACGTTCCAGCCACTTCTGGCAGGCGCGGAACTGCGCCCAGGTCATTACCATCTCTCCGCGAAACGCCGTGTAAGAGGTGGAGACTTCTCCCCTGGCGTAGCACTTCATCAGGCCGATCCCCGCTCCGGCCGTCCCCGTTACAGCTTCGTAAAAAGCCTGGGCGTTCAAATTCGGGCGGTCGATGTCCAGAGCGGAGATCTTCTCGCCGGGGGTCGCCTTCTTGATCTTCCCGCCGGTCAGCTCCGTCATGTCATGCCAGTCGTCCATCTCTTCCCGATCGATGGAGATATCTTCTATGCCTGGCTCGGACGGAGAAGACGAAGAAGAATCGTCCGAAAAAAGCCCCGCAACATTCGCCGATTCCGCGGCGTCAGCGATGGCGTCCCGTTCTTCTTGGGACTCCGACACGATGGCCAGAGATGCCGCCAGCTTCGCCGTCTGAAGTTCCTTCGAACGCATATCGTAGATGTCCAGAATGTCGGTAAGCGAGGCGGCGAAGTCCGGGATCCCCCGGAACTGATCGAAGCGCCACTTCTTTCGAAGAAGTCTCGCCTGATCATTCCTCTTGTAGCATGTGACACGCTTCAGATCGACGGTCCCGCCGTGCTCCGATGTCACCGCATAACCGGCCACGCGGCCCATCGTGTCCAGGATCACGCCCTGTTCGCAAGTATACTTCGCTTCGATCCACGGATACAGCTTTGCCATTTCCTTCATGGACTTTTCTTCCAGATCCGGAAGCTGATCCGCTTCAAAGATCTTCAGGACCGGTTCATTCGTCCCCATGGGATCGAATACTGCCAGGCAGTCCCCCTCCCGGAACCGGGCGGCAATGACATTTTCAGCCAGGTCTTCGAGAGTGTCATCGTCCTCGAAGTTGCATTCGTGAGCGAAGACCGTGTTGAACCAAAACGAAGCCGCCTTGTTGAAGTCTTCGTCTTCCGAATTGATTCGCATCTTGATCCCGCTTGCCACATTCAGCCGGATCTGGAGCAGCATTCCCCGCGCATTGGACGCATTGCGTTCCGCATCACGCAGGAGATTGATCAGCTTCATGCGGTTGTAGCTCTTCAGGAGCTTGTCTTCACTCTTGCGCTCGATCTCCGCCCGCCGGTGCTGTCCGTTGTCCTTCCGGGGATCGACGATGTCGTATTTCGCCAGGATCCGTGTGGCGCCAATGCGGTCGCCGGATCGGTAAAGTTCCTTCGCCCGGATGATCTCCGGATCCGTCCGGAGCGCATTATATCTGGTTCGGTTGACGATCATGGTACTCCTCCTCAGCTGTTGAAAGTCGGCGTCGTCATGCCGCCGGTGCGCCGGTCACCGCCAAGCCGCGCGATCCGGAGAACCAGCGCCGTTTCTTCCGCCTTCAATTTTTCAAAGGCGATCGACGTCTTCGAATGGGACCCGGACAGATTGTACGCCGTGCCATTCTGGATCTGCGCATCGATCTCCGCGCGTACGATGGCCAGCCGATCTTTCAGCCGCTTGATCAGTTTTTCTTTCGCTGTCATAAAAAACCTTTCTTTTCTAAAGATGCGCAGAGGTGGCCAGCCAGCTATCTGTCCCATTTACCACGATATTCTCCGTTCACCCATACGCTGCCGTCCCGGAAATCGTATGTGTAATCTGCAATTTTTTGTCTTTCGCTGGTTACTTCTGCGGTTATTTTTTTTCCGAAGAACCAAATATCGAGGACGCGGTGCGAAAAGCATTGCAAAGCCCACGATCCAGACTGAACGGGAACGGCGAACGGGTCGATTCCTGGCATATTGTCAAAAACGCCGGACTTATAAAACAAGTTTGAAGTATTCAGGCGAGAACCATCAGCGAATACCGGGAAAATAAAGCCTCCCCAGAAATTGGTTATTGACAAATCAAACGGTATTTCTTCTTCACCATCGACATAGCGATACAATAGACGTACCGGGCTTGAGAACACGGCAAGTTTACCGTTCGATGTACGAAGAACTCCCTTTCCATGTGGGTTTAGGTAGAAATTTCTTATCAGTTTACTCATGGCGTTATAATGAAATCCTCTGTGGGAATCAGGAATATGATCGGCGAGAAATGATACTGGGTCACACTTTCGGTCTCCGCATCGTATCGTCCGAGAACGGCGTTCGTGTTCCAGTAATTGGGATCCTGTACGACTGGCAATCCAGTATCCACAAGCGGGTCTTCGTCAATGGAGGAAAGTGTTCCCGAACTGGAAATTACGATCAACTTCGACGATGACGGAAGCGGCGAAATGTATGTAGGATTACAACGTCCGCACGTCGTCGGTGTCCAGATAAGTCCTTCGCGGCAGCGGATAGATCTACTCTCCCCGCTTCCCTCGATGCGGAGGGCGAACGGGCCGTCGTACTGGAAATCTGAACTGGATCCACTACCTTTACCTGCTGACAGAGCATTCGTATTCTTCCCGATATACCGGATCACCTGTCCGGCGTCGGTCATCGTGACGGCGATATTTTTCTTGTCCCCGCGGATAGTCGTCGCCGCCATGATGTAATCGTATAGGTCCCGGAACCAGTTCTTCGGTATGCGCTGGCCCGACTGCGGTCTGATCGGCCTCTTCATTGATACAGATCCTCATCCCATCCGCCAAACGAATACTGATAGTCCGTCTGCAGCGTATATACTCCATTGTCGTCAGATACGGAAGACCTGGTGATCAGCCAGTATTGCTTTGCGCTTGATCTCCCGTAGGTCTCGCCTGGCGCCTTGAGCGTCCCGACTGCCGCGACAGCCTTTTCCGCAGCAGCCTTGTTCCGGAAAGACTGCGTTTCGTGCACGACGAAATCGGGAAAAAGAAAAGCATCCGACTTCTTCGTACGATGCAGTACTTCCTTCCATCCTTTTCCGTCCGGAGCTGCAGACGGCTGCGCATTGGACCACAGATACTGAATCCCGTCGGCATTTGTCCCGTCAGTCGCGGTTGTCGCCCAGGCGGGGACAGCAGAAGGAGCTCCACCTTCATCTACGCATTCGTATAGATTGTGATTCCAGCACATCTTATAGTTCGAGCGCTCTTCCAGCGCGTGCTCCGCACCGTTTGCATCCGCAGAATACGACTTGGCGGATACCTTCTCCCCCGTCGTGAAGGTGATAACAGTTTCCGGATCCTGCTTAAATACGATCGTGAGCGTATCGTATATTCCCGAGGTTAACGAACATTGAGAAGCGTCAAGCCCGTTCTGCCCGTGCATGGTCAGGATCGTGTCAAAAAGCATTTCGCCGATTGCATGCCTGGCAACAATTTTTCGGGTTATCTTTTCCTTCGTCTTCTGCGGAGAATCGAACGTCTCCACATAATCGACGCCTTCGGTATAACCAGGAATCGCAATATCCATTTCGCCGTCCTTTGCTCTTTGATCTCTTCATAAAATAGCAAAACGGTGGGAGGTCTCTTTATCGGATAAGGCCCGGAAGGATCTTCTCGTTCCAGTAGTCCCGGAACACCAGCAGCATTTTTTCCGCATCGAAATAGTGATCATTACCGGATGCCGACGCCCATTTGTCGAAGGCATGGCCGCCCTTCACTTTGTTGTTCGGAGACACATCCAGAAGCATGTCCAGATATTCACGGTCCGGATTCTCAGAAAGATAAACAAAGTTTCTCCGCGGGGGCGCCGGACGGTGAAGCCTCTCCGCTGCCTTTGCCTCTTTCTGCCAGCGGGACAGCCGCTCGTACAGCGCATCCAGCAGCTCCACCTTATAGCGCTCCGGATTCGCCAGGATCAACCGTTTCGATTCCTCCGACACCTTCCACGCCACGCCGATATGCGGATTGCCCTTGTAGGCCAGAAGGTACTGCCGCGACTTCAGAAAACTGTACACCTCTTTCGTTCGGTATCCGCTGTCCAGGATCCCATAGTTCACTCCATGCCGACGGATCACGGCGTCCAGCGCGTCCCAGGTCTCCGCCTGTCCCGCCGCCAAAAGGTGTGTCGATCCCGTCTGATCAAGCCCCCGGACCACATAATACAGCCGGTCCGCCTGCACGTCAACGCCGATCCATTTCTGTGCCAGCTTCGCTGGCGGCGGGACGCAGAGTTTTCGAAGCGTGGCCTCCCGTTTCCCTGGAACTCCACCCTGCCGTAGCGGAAGTCCGCGGATCGAATTGTAGAAATACAGCTGGTCCTTGTACTTACCTGTACCGCCTGCGGAAAGCTGCGCGCGAGCGATCGTCGGCCAGTCCAGAGACTTCTTCAGCGAAACCAACGCCCCCCACTGATACCCGGGATGCGTGGACAGCGCATCCGGATAACGGTGGATGTAGTCCCCGGATCGGATCATTGCTGTCTTATCTTCCTCCGTATGTTCATGCCGGCAATCCGGACAGATCAGCCGGATGCTTTCCGGGATCAGCCGGTCTTCTTCATTCAGTTCCCATTGCAGATTGTGCACATCACAGCTCCGCATCGTCAGCTTCCCGCAACTCAGACACCGGAGATAGAAAAAGCCCTGGGATGACTTCTGGAACTCTTCCCAGATCAGCGATTCACTTTCCAGTCCGCGCGGCGTACAGACCTCCACGCGAAGAGCTTCATCGAAGGACCGCGTCCGTTTATCCGCACCGGTCAGCGGAGATTCCTGCCCCTCGAACTGCAGCCAGGTATCCAGCTCGTCGCAGAAGACCAGCGGGACAGAAAGCGATGTGATCGGCGATCCGGATCCGATATAATAGGTGATCGAATCGGAGAACCGGTAACTTCCGCCGCCCGTGGTCGTCCGCTTCAGCAGCTGAGGTCCGAGAACCGGATCCGCTTCCAGCAGCGGCCGCATCTTCGTCTGGTCGATCTGTCTGGCAAGACCATCATCCGGATAGATGATCAGCGCTCCTGTCGGCAGGATCCGCCGCGTCCAGACGAATCCGGCAAGCTCCAGCATCGTCTTCCCCGTCTGCTCCGGTCCGACGCAGGTCAGGACCTTCCGCGTGCCACGGTAATCGAACTCCCGAAGCGGTGCCCGCAGATGCGGATAATCGTCCAGGGAAAAACGGGCCCCGGGGACGCCAGTCAAACGGGAGAGATCCAGATTCTTCACGCACCAGATGTCCGGCGCTTCGAATGCCCGAGGGACCAGACAGCTGAGAAGCCGGGTTTGCCCCCGCGTGATCACAGCGGCGGCATCTTCACTCCGGTATATTCGCTTTGACCTCATTCATCATCTCCACCAGGATCTTCCCGATTTCTCCGGCATTCGGAAGGGCTTCCAGTTTTCGGCGGATCTCCGCAAAAATCGGCTCCAGAGAATCGATAAACTCCGTAATAGCCTTTTCCCGGATCTCCCGGATCCGCGTCTCTTCCTGAAGTTCCGCCAGTTTCGCATCCGCTTTCACCTTACGGCAGCGGGCCGCCAGATATCTCTTGTATTCCGTGCTCTGCGCCTTTCCGCCATCTTCTTCTTCCGGACCATCCTCTACAATAACCCGGCACTCCCGCCCGCGCTTCCCGTTCGAACGCAGCCGCCCCTCCCGCACGGCCTGCCGGACAGACGCATGTGCGAGATTATGCGCCCTGGCATATTCGGCCATCGTCATCAATGTCTTTTTCATTGCCCATTCTCAAGGTTTTGAAGGTTTTGAAGGTAAAAAGATTTTCACTTCTGAAAAATCTCCCCCGATCTGCGCCGGGCACCGCCCAGGGGGCGACCGGGTCGGGAGGACCCGCCCCCGGGGGTATGCCGCTCGATACCGGTCCGTCATATATCCGTCATTCATTGTACCGCCTGACTACTCGATGATTCCCGGCTCCGACGCTCATGCTCCGAAGGTGTTCACGCCTGGCATCCAGCAGAAGGGAGACCCACTTGTACTTCTCGCCGAGTTTATTCAGTGCATGGATCACATTCTTCTTCTGGCGGTAGCCGGATTTGGCCATGATGTCCGTGTAGCTGTCCTCAAGAGGATGCGCGAGTATGGCCAGCAGCGCAAGCATCCTCTTCGGACATGCTGCGTTGTATATTTCGAGAAGATCCTGCGCGATCCGCGTAATAGCCATATCGGTTTCGATCATCTCACGCGCCACATCGGCACGAACCCGCTGATAATACCGGAATTGATCCTCCGGATCCGGGAAGACTTTACTCAACCGTTCATCGATGTTCATTTATCAGCTCCCTCTTTTTATCGTTCGCATAAGTTCGGACGCCACCTGCGCAGCACTGATCTGCGCCATGCATTTCGGAAACCTTGTCCCCCGTTCGGATAATACATAGTGCGGACAATTCCGCGGATTGTCGCCTCCGATCCGAAACGTCATGCATGATTGTTCTGCCGTGAAGACGCCGCAACTGCTTGTCATGTGCGTCAGATTTCTGTAAGCGGTCATCAATAAGGCTTCACGTGCGCCGATGATACATACCATCGGTTTTGAGAATGCGGCGCCCATGTGGATGATGGCGCTTGACGGTGACACGATTGCCTTGCAGACGGCTGCCGCTGCGATCATCTGGCGGATGGTCGTCTTTCCGCGCATATCGACGGCTTCTGGAACATCGATCGAAAAATTGCGGCCCCCGACGGCGCCGATCTGGATGAAAGTTTCTTCCTGCATGATTCGGACGAGGGCTGTCCAATGGGGCCATGCTTTTACCTGGGAACATTCCTGCCATCCGGCATTGATGAGGATCGATCCGAAGAACACCTTTTTCGCCTCTTCGATTTCGGCTGTCGAAAGATACAGAATCGGCCGATCCGTTTTCAGTTTCGGCGGCGCGGTATGCCCCATGGCTCCGAAAAGATTCCGGCTGAAAGCTTCCACGTGCGAACCGCCGTTTCCGATCCTCTGGGAATACGGCGAATATGTGACGCCGATGATCTTCTTCGGTTCTTCATTCTGGATGAAGAGCGGATTGCCATGAAAGACTTCCGGATATTCTCCATAGTACCGGAACTTCGTGTCCGGATAAACGGCTGCATAATTCTCCGCGGCCGCCGTCAGGATCACGGCGTCCCCGATGTGTTTGTTCGTCATCAGTCCCAAAATTTTCATTTTTCAAGCTCCTCGATGCAAAAATACGCGCCGGACATGTCCCCGTGCCAGCGCTCCGCCGCTTCGATGGAGAGCTGACTGTCATCGGTCCAGAAGCCGAGCCTTGTCATTATGTCCTCGACGCCCTTCAGAATGTTTACTCCATCCGGTCGGGTGGTTTTCAAGACGGGCCGGCCGCCATTCTGTTTCTCGGTCTCCTTGGTATGTGGCCAGGTGATCACCAGCCGGAATGACAGCGGCCCGGTGAAGGGCTTCGGTGGTCTGTATGGTTCGAGTATCGCCTGCCACTGAGCCATCGCCAGACGGGCGTTGGCGGTCTGGTGAAAATTCTTGTCTCTCTGTTGAAAGGTGCTTTTTGGAGGGATGCCCTCCCAGCGGAATTCATATTTCTTCATGGTTGTTTCTCTCTTTCTCTTTTCAAGGGGCTATGGGGTCTTCTGTCTGTCTTACGGCAGCGGTGGTGGTGGTGAGGGGGGGAAGGATTACATCCCCCCACACCCCGCCGCACGTCTGACGGAAGCGGACGGACAGCGGACGTTACCGATATATATACTTGTATATATATATGGGTGTTGTCCGGTGTCCGATGACTTGAGCGGACATTCCATTTGTACATATACGTAAGTATATGGGGGATTGTCCGTGTCCTCTTATTCCGCTTTTTGAATCCATACGCCTTTTGTCCCTTCCGAATTGACGAATCCGGCGTTGTTCAGCCGTCTCCGGGCGCTCCGTTCGTCAATGCCGAGATAGTCGGCCACCCGCTTGGTTGTGACCGGTTCCCCGTCATCCAGTGCGGCGTAAGCCATGCGGGTCTCGTTGATGGTGTCGGCCTTTTTCTGTTCGGCGGTTTCTCTTCTGATTCTGGCACATTCCTCTTTTCTCCGGGCTTTCTCCTTCGCCCGTTCTTCTCGTAGCTTGGCCTTTTCTTCTTCCGTCAGCGGCTTCCGGACCGGCATCTCGCCGATTGCCAGCGCATCCTGCAGCAGGGTGTCCACATGATCGCCGCAGACGTGCAGCGGATACCGGAAAAAGGCGTACTTGTCAGGAAAGGCGAGAAATTCCCGGAGGATGCCGGAGATCCTCCATCCTGACATCGATTCCGCGGCATGGATCTCGGCGGTGTTGATCCGGTCGGCATCGGGGGACTTCTCCCGGGCGATCCCGATCAGGACCTCCAGCTTTTCGGCGTCCTCCATGTCGAGACCGGTCTTCCAGCCGGGCGCGATCCGGTCCAGGAACCGCTGCAGATTGCGGACCTGGAATTTGTACTTGATTTCGGCCCGGCGCTTGTCATCGATCTCCAGCTCCACCATGTCGATCAGAGCGTCCGGATCGCGTGCGAAGACGCCGGAACCGGAGGCCCGGTCCTGGGCCCGCTTCTGGCCCTGATCTCCCTTGGAATGATGGTGGCAGTAGATAACGGCACATTGCAGGTCCGAACACACCTTGTCAAAGTTGTTGCAGAACTTTGCCATCTGGTCGGCGGAGTTTTCGTCCCCGGTGATGACCTTATAGATTGGATCGATGATTACCGCGGAATAGTGCCGCTTCAGCGCTCTCCGGATCAGCCGCGGCGCCAGATCGGTCATTGGCATGGACTTCCCCCGGAGATTCCACACGTCGAGATTCTCGATGGTCGGTCGCAGATTCCCCTGGGTCTCGTAGATGTCTTTGATGCGATGCAGACAGCTCGACCGGTCCAGCTCCAGGTTGACGTACAGGACGCGGCCCTGTTTGCACGGCCACCCGAGCCAGGATGTCCCCTCGGCGATGGCGATGGCCAGTTCCAGCAGCAGAAACGATTTCCCTGCCTTGGACGGCCCGGATACCAGCATCTTGTGTCCCTTCCGTAGGACTCCCTCGATCAGACAGTCGGCAAGCGGCGGGATCTCCTTCCAGACATCGTCCAGACTTTCGATTTCCGGGAGGTCATCATCCTGGGCGGCGATCCAGTCGATCCACTCGGCCCAGGAACCCTTGCCGACATTGGTGGCCACCAGTCTCTGACGGACGCCGTTCCGCATGACGCCGGGCATCCGGGAGAGACGGGAGGGGTTCCGGTTCTTCCGGTCGATGCTGAGACCGTTCTTTTTGCAGATATCATAGAGGGTGTCCACCCGCTTCTGGTACTCTTTGTAGTCTCCGGCCTCGATCCGTACAATGGCGTGGAGGCTCTTGCCTCCTGAATGCACCAGGGCGGCGATGGGGAGTTCCAGTTTCCGGTAGATGGTGTACTGTTCCTCGATGGAGATTTCGTCCGATTCCACCAGGGCGAACCGGTAGTCCGTGACATTGGCATCCGATACGCCTTTTCCATCCAGCGGATTGAACCGGATCCACGCTCCGCACTTCTCTTCCGTGTCTCCGATGACCGCTCCCAGGTCTCCGTTGCATTTCGAGAGCGCATTTAGCAGATCTCCGGCTGTATCTGAATAGACGCCCTTTCCACCGGGGAGCCACTTTCGGACGCCCTCTTTGTCCGGTTCTGACTGGAATGCCGTTGCCACGTAACCCACATACTCGTCGTTCCCGAAGAGGGTCCGGAGATATTCGGCCAGCTCCTGCGCTCCGGTCTTGCCTGTGTCTTCCGGGAGTTGCTCGATTTCCAGCCATTCCTTCCGGATGATCCTCTCCGGTTCTTTCTTCTGATCGGCGGCCGGATTGTAGTAGTAGACCGGGGCATCGAACGGGATCGGAGCGTTTAGATCCTCTTCTTCGTCCCGGGTGAAGGTCCCCGATTTCGGCGGGGTCCCGCCTTGGTCTTTGCAGAGCTTCACAATCGTGGCCACGGTGACAGAGTTCTGGCCTTTGTCCAAACCGTCCCAGCGCCCGGTACAGTCGTTCGATCTGTACCGTGGGTCGGACTGGGACCACTGATCCCAGAGAGCGCAGCCTCCGCCCTCGTGCTTGATGGCGGCCCCTACCTGGAGCCATTCATCGTAGCCCAGCGCGGCTGGATCGATCTGCGCCAGGCATTCTGTTATGGTTTCGATGTTGGTCATATCCTGTTCCTTTCTCTGTATTATCCGGGTAAGCAAGTCTGCTGTCTATCTAGACCCCTTCCGCGGCTCGTGGCTGTTTTCCTCCACAGGGGGGAACCGTCGATCCTCGGAGAAGAGGTCCGGCCCGGTCTCCAGATCGGCCAGATACTTGTCGACCTGCCGCTCCAGTTCCTTGGATCGGTCGAGGACGGAATAATCGTGCGTCCGGAAGAAAGCGTTCTGGGCCTTCCGCATCTCCTTCACCAGCGTTTCGAACTCAGTCATGGCTCATCTCCCCGATCCGGGTCCCCGGATTCGCGTACTTTAGACGGTTGTTCATTACTTCCAGAATTTCGCTTTCGGTGATCATCCGGATGCCCCGCTTCTGTGCCTTTCGATATTCGAGGTTTGCCCCGTGGCTATAAATCCATCCATCCAGCAGCACCACCACCGTGGCGTGAGACAGGTCGGACATAGCACGGAAGAGATATTCCTCGTATTCGAGCCCTTCCGGCTGCCGGGCCGGGTTCAGGACTTCGCAGCCGTAGACCTTCTTGATGATCCCGGCCATGCCGAAAAACTTCGGAAAGTTGAACAGCCGTTTCCCGGTCATCGGGCCTGCAATATAAACGATGTCGGAAGATTTGATCATAGTTTGTTCCTTTTTCTCATGCTGCCAGGAATGCCCGGTAAAGAGCTTCGGCCAATACTGGCGGCACGGCATTGCCGATCTGCTTTTTGATGTCGGTATCCGTCCCCTCGAAGATGTAATTTTCCGGGAAACTCATGGCTGCGGCCAGTTCCTTGCTGGTCAGCATCCGATGGGTGATGTCCAGTTTGTATTTGCTTCCATCCGGGAGGATCAGTATCCTGCCCTGAACCAGTCCGAATTTGTCTTTTGTCGGGATTACGGGAACAGGATCTGTCACGGGGATGCTGTTGCTGTTTCCGTAGTATTCCATCAGGAACGGCATTGCCACGCCCCAGTTATTACGGCACGTGATAACCCCCATCGGATCATTGCCGCCGCGGCATCTGGCCGCATCGGAGAGCTCTCCGGGATGAGACATGTCCATGATAACGGGAGACACGACACGGATCGCGCCGCTTGTCGATATGGTCGATATCGGATTCCCGGTACATGGCTTCACCGTCCCGGCGCTCTGCTGCGGAATGAAGAGCGGAGTTACAAATGAATGGGTCCCGTGAGAGCAGCAGATCGTATTCAACGGATCACTGATTCGGCCAGAAACACCGCCCGTCTTTGTGTGAGATTGATCCAACCAGATCGGCGTGATAAGCGCAATATGGCTGCCGCCTGCCGTGATTGTCGGTAACGGTGCGGAAAGCGGAACAGCGCTTGACGATAACTGGGCATCTCCCGTTCCACGCAGGACGATCAGGAACGGCTCCGCCCATGCTCCCCAGTACTTCCTGATGCCCGCCTCAATGCGCCGGAGCGTATTCGGACAGAGCGGTTTTTTCCGGTCGAAGATGCTTTCTCCCGGTATCGACCAGTCTATGATCTCTGCTGCACTTCGCCAGGATCTGCATCCAAAAAAGTCCGGCGTCCGGCTGTGTGTCGGTTCCGGCCAGATTATTTTTTCTCTGCAGTCTTTCCTGACCGCCTGAATGATCAGCCGCTCCCGGCTGGTCGCGGCCCCATAATCGGCAGAATTCAGGACGGCGATGTCCACCTTGTAGCCGCAGTCCTTGATCCCTCTGATCCACCAGTCGAAGACCTTTCCTTTTTTTCTGGGATCAGGCATCCCGGCAGAATAGAAATGGCCTTTATACCGGAGATTTTCCGTCAGGATCGGACCCCAGTCCCGCAGCTCCTTGACATTTTCGATGTACATACGGCGGCATCTTGTAAGACGGAGATACGGGAGAAGGTATTCCGGCTGCTCCCGCATCTGATTACTGCACGGAACGCCTCCGCGTGCTCTGCTGTGCTGCGTGCATGACGGAGATCCCCAGATAACGTCAATGCGCTTCGGATCATCGTGGAAGATATCGTCCGGCAGAACCGATTGGATAGGAGCACATGCCCGGTTGAAATCGGGGATGCATTCCGGATGATTCTTCTGGATCGTGCGGATTGCAATGTCCCAGTGATTGAAGCCGCGGCATTCGTATTGGATCCCGGCCGCATTCAGGGCGTTGATTGCTCCTGTGATGCTTCCTCCCCCGCCGCAGAAAAGATCGATGAATCGAAAAGGTTTCATTCCTCACCCCGCTCTCCGGGCCGGTAAACCGACGCCAGTTCAAATTTCGAGCAGTAGTCATCTGCCTCGATCTGATAAGTGTCCAGATTTGGATGATTGCATGTTCCGATCCATCCGCAATACTCCCCGTCTCTTGTCATATCTGTGGACCAGTACGCACAGAGCCCGCAATGGTGGCCCGTGCACTGGTTCCGCTTCAGGAGAATGCTCACTTTCTCACTCACTTCTCACCTCGTGCTTTCCGCAGAGCTGCCCGTGCTTTTGCGATCCATGTACCGGGCTCTCCTGGCACGTTCCAGGGCCCGCCCGGTTTGCCGTATTTCTCCACGGCGTCGGAAAGTGCTTCGTGCATTGCCCGGGCCGCATCAAAGAATCCGGTGTCGCAGTTCCGGACATAGATCAGACGGCCATCCGTTCCACGGATAATTCCGCATCCGGGTTCCAGTTTCACCGGGAACAGGATCTTGTCGTGTCCCTTCGCCGGTCGAATCGTGTATATTACTCCACTCATGCCACACCTCCGTCCGGTTTTGGCTGATATTCCCTAGGGACGATCCCCCGCGGGACACTCCACTGGTTCGCCGCGATTCGTGTGATCATTTTGTTGGCCGCGTCGAAAAGCCATGTCCCGACACCCCGGAAGCCGTATTTCTCGAGGCATCGGATCTGTTTCGGCGTGGCCAGCCCTTCCATCCGGCGCTTCTCGATTGTCTCCAGCAGTCGGGACGCATGACCGGCGCACTTGACCTCATCGGGGAAGATCCCCGCCTTCTCCAGCCGGGCAAGCTGCGCGGCGCTGGCCGGAGCCGCCGCCCGGAGATCCGTGGGATCGGGCTCGTACTCCGCCACTTTCCCACCAGGGGCGATGGACATCTCGAACTGGAGCGGGTCCACCAGGGCCCGCTTCCGCATCCGCTGTTTCTCCAGTTCCTTCCGGAGGGATTCTTCCCGCTCTTCCTTCGCGGTGGATTCGGCGGCCGCCTCCAGGGAGAGAAGATCTCCTTCCTGCTGGGTCTGTTCAGCCAGGATCTCGGCCACCCGTGCGCTGATATCGGTATTCTCACAGACCAGATGCGCCGGTCTGCAGAGATCATGCTTCTCCGTCTGCCAGAGAAAGTCCAGCAGCAGGAGATCCTTCTTCCCGGTCTCCGGGCTCAGTCTCGTCCCTCTTCCGACGATCTGAGCGTACAGCGCCCGGACCTTGGTCGGCCGCAGACAGACGATGCAGTCCACGGCGGGCTCGTCCCAGCCCTCCGTCAGCAGCATGGAGTTGCAGAGGACTTGATACCGGCCCTCGTGGAAGTCCTTCAGGATCTCCGCACGGTCGGCGCTTTCCCCGTTCACCTCGGCGGCGGTCATTCCGTGCTGGATCAGCAGATCCCTCATTCTCTGACTTGTGGCGATCAGCGGCAGGAATACCACGGTTTTCCGTTTTTTACAGTGCTGGGCCATCATGGCCGCAATCTGATCCAGATACGGGTCGAGCGTGGTCCCCAGCGCGGCGGCTTGGTAGTCTCCGTTCTGGACTTTGACGCCGTTCAGGTCGATCTTGAGCGGCAGGGTCATTGCCTTGATCGGACACAAGTATCCCTCCCTGATAGCGCGGACCAGGGTATATTCATATGCAATCGTTTCATAGACCTCTCCGAGGTTCCGCTTGTCCCCTCGGTCGGCGGTGGCCGTAACGCCCAGGACCTTGGCGCCGTCGAAGTAGTCCAGCACTCGCCGGTATGACGGCGAGACGGAGTGATGAGCCTCATCTACGATAATCGTGTCGTAGTGATCCCGGCTGAACCGTTCCAGTCTGCTCTGATTCTGCAAGGTCTGGACCGAGCCCACCGTCACATTGAACCAGGAATCGATGCTCGTGGACTCCGCTTTCTCCAGCGCGGTCATGAGACCGGTGGATTTGGCCAGCTTGTCGCTGGCCTGCTGAAGAAGCTCCTCACGGTGGGCCAGCACAAGCACATTTCCGCCCTGCCGGACCCGGTCTTCGATCACCTTGCTGAAAACGATTGTCTTTCCCGTGCCGGTGGGAAGGATCAGCAGCGTCCGGCTGATCCCGTCCCTCCATTGGCCCAGGATGGCATCCCGGGCCGCGACTTGGTAGGGTCGCATTTCCATTTTTGTTTGTTCCTTTCCTTGGAATCCGCGATTAGAACGGTTGTTCCCCGTTCGCTTCGGTTACAGGCAGCAGATACTTGAACGCGTTCTGCTTCTCTTTCGTCCCGTCGTTCTTCTCCCAGTCCTTCTGGGTGATCTTGACGCGGCCCTGGGCTCCCTCGAATTTCGACCAGTCGATCCGGCAGCTATTGGCATCGGCCGCGGTGTGCCCGATGGACTTGGCGAGCTCGGCGAACTTCCACGCCCATTTCATGTACATCCGCAAATTGTCCCAGACGGTTCCCGCGGGGCCGTCCGCATTCTCCAGCCGGAGCATGAATTTGATGTTCACGTGTTTTGGCATCTTCCCCTTGGCCTCGACCTGTTCCCGCTTCATCTGGGCAATGGTGAAGAGATACTCCCCTTCGGGGATGAGGGAGGACGGTGCTTCGACTTCGAAAGATCCATCCATCGGGATCGCGTCATTTTCGTTGTAAACCATGGCTTAGTTTCCTTTCTTCAGGTTGATGTTGTGTACGATGGCATTCCAGCCGGTGATGATTCTTCGGAGCGTGGCCATGTTGTAGTTCCGGATCGGCGTCCCGGCCGGGACAATGCCTTTCTTCTCGATCTGCTCGGCCAATTCTCCGTAGCCCACGTTGCTTTGCTTGATCAGGGCATCGATCTTGTCCAGCAGTTCGGCCTGTTCCGGGCTGATCGGGGGCTCCTGGGGCGCGTTCTCGCTCTGGGTCGGGTAATTGGAGGGGTCCGGCTCTTTTTTAGTCACAGGGACGGTTTCCGGCGTTTTTTCGGCGGGTGTCTCGGCGGCGGGCTTCTCCGGTTCCGGAGCCCGCTGGAAAATCCCGGCGATCTGAGCGAATTCGAAAGGCATCTTGTCTGGCAGTCCGTACCGGTTCTTGGCGTCCCAACAGGGATGGTACTGCGAATACATCACCCGCTTGTCCCCACCCTTAACCTTGACCTTACCGCCTTCTTCCACTGTCCAGGTATCGTACTTCACGAACAGCGTCAGGTCGGACCACTTCTTGAGGACATCCGCGGACTTTTCGGCCAGCGTCAGCGTGTAACGGTCGTGCCCGGTATCGTCGGCAGGCTCGTACCGCTTGATCTTCGAATGCGCGATGAACAGGATATTCATCCCCTGTTTGGTGCGGATCATGTCCAGCCGGTCCAGCAATGCGGCCCAGTCCTCCGCGAGCTTGTTCCATCCCTTCCCGTATCCCTTCTCGTACTTCTCGATACTGGTGATGTTTGCCTCGGAACAGATGTGCTTGATCATCATGGTCTCCAGCCAGTCGGCGCTGTCGATCACCAGCGTCTGGAAGCCATGACCGTCCGCGATGAGCTGCCGGATGCAGTCCTTGAACTCTGCGTAGGTCCCGGGCGTAACCCGGGAGACATCCATCTGGCCGCTGCCGCGTTCCACATCGAGAAAGAGAGGCTTCGGCCACTTGGCCGCCATGGTCGTCTTCCCGATTCCCTCAATTCCGTAAATGATTCCCTTCACGGGCGTGATCTGTTTTCCTGTCGTAATCTGCATATTACCACTCCATTTCCTTATTGGTGTTGGTTTCTTCTGTTGATCCTTCCATGGGGATTGGTGCGTTCGGGTCCGGGATCTCCGGAGCGGCTTCCACGCCTTCCTGAACCGCCACACCGTCCTCGATCACGATGCTGCAATCCTCCGTTCCGACACGGGTACAAATGGCCTGCAGGTCGTTTTCCGTGAGCCACTGATCGAAAGCGGCCATCTGATCCTTGTCGAAGGCTTCCAGACCGTCCAGCAGCACAAAACCGCACTCCGGTTTCAGCTTCCGGACAATGGCGGCCGCCACCCGGTACTGCTCCATTGCCGACATGCAGTCCCAGGGCTGATCCTTGTAGAGCAGGATCGGCCGGCCTTTCGGATTCTTGCCGATGGTCAGTTCCGGGAGCGGCATCGATGCTCCGTCCAGGAGCGCCCGCCGTTCGGCCCGGACGGCTTCCAGCGCTTCGGTCAGCGGCTTCATGCGCTGTTCGCATTCCTCGGCGTCGGCGATGGCGGCGGCCTTGTCCAGATTCGCCCGGATCTTCGCGTTGATGGCATCAATGTCGGCGATCTTCGCTTCCAGATCGGAGGTGGATTCGTCTTCCGTGATCGGATTCTTTTCCGCTTCAATGATCAGATGAGAAACCTTGTCCAGTTCCTTCATCTTTGCCTGTATCGCTTCCTGGAGTGCGCGGCCTTCTTCCTTAATTCTTGCTTCTTGTGCTTTCAGCTTTGCAAGATTGTTTCTGGCTTCCTGCCGGTCTGCATTTCGCTTCAGGATTGCCTGACTTTCGGCGATCATCTCGGCGGCGCTGATGGGGGTCTCCGGAACATCCGCATACTCCTTCATTTCATTGGCGTACTTCCGTTTCTGATCTACAATTACGCCGTAGTCGTGCCGCTTGTCGTATGCCTGCTTCTCCCGGATATCCAGTGCGGCCAGATGGTCGGCGATTCCCAGCGTCCGGAGAAGGACATCCGCTTTGTCATCGTCCCGCATTGCCAGGAATTTCGGGAGGTTCAGCGCCAGTTCCTCGATGAAATCATCCAGCAGCTTCTGTCCGCGCCGTCTGCCGGTCGCGTCCGTCACGTGCAGGGCTGCATTTTTGCCCCGCCGTTCAACGATAAGGCCCCCCGAAAGCTCGATCCGAATCCGTGCAGGGGCAAGACCGTCTTTCCGCTGCAGATTGCTCGGACGGTATTTCTCCCCGCCCAGAGCGTACACGATGCCATCCAGCACCGAAGTTTTCCCCGCGGCGTTTTTTCCTCCGATGACTGTCAGGCCGTTCTCGGCCGGAGCCATCCGGACCAGCGCCACCCGCTTCACATTCTCCAGTTCGAAACTGAGGATCTTCATGATCATTCCTCCTCTGATTGGTTGCAGCACAGATCCGGCAGCAGATAGTCGCAGATATCGTCCCGGGACGCTTCCGAGTGCGTCCGGTAGAGACGGCAGATCAGCTGCCGTTTCTCCGTCTTTGTGTTTCCCATAATTTGCTCCTTTCCTTGGTTTTGGTTGTATGGGTGATTATCAGTGTATCATGTAGATCCCGATGCCGATCAGGACGCCGATCACAATGCCGGTGCCGACATCCTTGATCCGTTCGAAAAAGCGGCTGCGAGCCTCCGCCCGCTTCTTCCTCTCGATGTTCCGGTAAACTTCGCCGGGTCTGATGTAGTTCGTCATTTGCTTTCTTCTCCTTTCGTTTTTGTTTTCGCCTCCAGTTCCAGCCACAGCTTCAGGGCGGCGGTGGCGGGGTTTTCTTTGTCTTCCGCATCCATGATTGTCCGATCTTCACAGTCAATGTGCCATATCCCCCTACGGTAAAAGCACGTCGGACACCAGTATCCGGCCTTATCCAGCGCCACAATGATCTCCGCCAGCGTCGGGGCGTGGTATAAAATGTTCTGAACAAGACTTGCCTTGCGAGTATTGATCCGCGGTTCGTATACCGTTCCATCAAGTCCGATATTTTTCTCCCATACCAGCGCGGAATCCTCGAAATGTCCGGCAGGGATACGTTTGCATAATTCGAGGGGAGGGACAAGGTTTTCAAGGTTCATTTGCTGTCTCCCTCGTTCGCTTCGATAAATTCTTGACATTCCGCTTTGATTTTACGGATCGTCTCTTCGAGGCTTTCCATGCTCTTTATATAGGCTTCGAACGCCTCTTTCTCGGTCCTTCCCCAGCCCTGATATGCGAGGCCATTCAAACATTTCAGCGTTTGACTGATAATGGAAATTTGCCCGTCTTCGTGCTCCGTCTTTTCCCATGTCCAGTTGCGGGACACGTTCCCCATTTTTTCCCAAGCCAGTTTCCATGTGAACTTTGCATGAAAAGGCTCTTTCAGACCGAGGCGTTTCTCGATTTCCGGCTTTGACAGGTCTTTCCATTCCGATCTGGATTGGATCATCCTATTGTCCAGCCCCATTATTATCAGCATCTCTTTTTCAAGACGTTCTTGTGTTGCTTCATCAATCTCAGGCATGCTTTTCTCCTTTCAGTCCCACCAAATGCGAAGCGTTCCATCGGCCTCAAGCGAAACCTCGGCCGCTTCGATCCATACGCGGTTGTCCGTATCGTTATCGGGATTCTCTCCCCGCAGACGGATGTAAATTTCATCCACAAAGTCCAGTTCAGCATTGGCGTATTTTGCTGTCCCGACACCGATGTTCTTATACCCGATGATTTTGGCAATGTCGATGATATACTGATATGTCGTGCCGGAATTTCCTTCGAACACAAAAGTCGGAGTAAATTCCTTCCCGCAGTTCAGCGCAACTCGCGCAAAAAACGCTTCGCAATCCCTCTGATCCTTGAAAAAATGCTTCTCTTTACTCATCTTTCATCTCTCCTCTCTCATACCTGTTTTTTGTCTGCCGGTTTTGATCTCCCTCTCCGGCCCGAGGGGTGGTAGGCGCTCAGGAGGCGCGTGATTTCAGTTTCTCTTCCGCCTTCCGGATGATCCGGGAGATGATCGCGGTGATGGTCCCAACAATCACGGCGAAGCAGCCGTATCCGATGACGATGAGGACGGCTCCGGTGATGCGTCCGCCCGCGGTCACGGGCCCGATCCCTGCGTCCCCGACCGAGCAGACGTTCAAGGCCCACCAGAGGGCGTCCCCGTATGTCCGGATCGTCGCTCCTGGCTGGTCCCGTTCGCAGAGCAGCTCTGCCCAGGCTCCGGAAAAAATGACTCCGCCGAAAACGGCGAGCGAGCAGAAAAGCAGTCTCGGGGTCATACCGCTTCCTTTCTGGATTCCTCCTCGATCTCCCGCTGGAACCGGTATCCCCGCATGGCTTCAATCTCGTTTCCGATCATGTGCACGTCGAACATAATCGAAAAGAATTTTCTCGCGTCCGCTTCCGGTTCGTCAGGAAACATCTTCGCCCGGACCCGCCCCATTCGGAAGTCCTCGCTTTCTCCGCGGAGGATGCTGCGTTCGATCATCCGGTCAAGCCAGGCGTCATCCAGCTCTTTCCACGTGGACATATTCACTCTCCTTTCCTCTTGATCGCGTACCGGGCGCCCTGCTTCCCCGTCGCCCTGGATACCACTTCGATGATCCATTCCCGGATCAGCTGCTCCAGGATCGCTTCCCGGCTCTTGGCGTCCGGGATCGCATGACTGGCGTTCCGGCTGATCTGCTTCTTCGCCACTCCCTGGCCCGCGTCGTATCGCCGCAGGATCGAGAGGATCCGCCCTTCCGCTTTGCTCCACAGATTCCCCGTCAGCTCCTTCAGCTCGCCTTCCGTGAAATCCACATCAACCCGCACCGTGATCCGGCTCATGATTCGCTCCTTTCCTTCTTCCTCACCTGGTGAACAGCACGGCCGCGATCAGACCGGACAGGATGATGAAAAACACAAGGCATCCGCACCCCAACCAGCGGGGAAATTCAAGTCCAATCATGACCTGCTTCTCTTCCATTCCGCTCATGGTTCGCTCCTTATCTTCGGTTCTATCACGAGGCGACTTTTTGCGACTTTGTAGCGAAATAAAAAGCGATTGCCTTCCGAATAACAGCGGACCGGCTTTCGTGCCCGTCTTTTTTAGCCTCGGTCATGATCATTTTGTCAATCTCTTCGGGGATCTCCAGCGATACTTTCATTTCTGTTCCTTTCGGTTGTTTTGGTTTGTTGGTGCTGCAATATAGTCGCAAAAAGTCGCCTTGTCAAGTAAAAAATCTTATTTTTTCGCATTTTTTCTTGAAATTTCATATTTTGAGGCTATATTGCAGAAGATAAGGAGGTAAAAAATGCTTTTTTACGGAAATCTCTTGAAGAATTTGAGACAGTCGAAGAAGTTGACACTTCTCCAACTTGCGGAAAAAATCGGCGTTTCAAAGCAGACAGCCCAAAAGTATGAGACAGGAAAAACGAATCCGAGGCCAGCACGTGTCTATAAAATCGCCGAGGTGCTCGGAATTTCGGTCGTTGACATTTCAGATCTGAAACCGGAAAAAGATTTTCTGAAGAAAGATGAAATCCTTCCCGACGATGATTTTTTCAAGATCCTTTTGAAAAACTGGCCCCGCCTCACGATCGAACAGCGTTCGAAGCTGGCGGGCGAATCCTCCGCCCTGGCCGAAGCAAACAGCGGCGTCCCTTCGAACTCTACTACATCCGAAACGGACAAAAAACGCGCCTGACCCGCGCGGACCTCCTCCGCCTCATTGAATCTTGAAGGTGATAAAATGTCGCTCCGGAAGATAAACGGCCGATACTACTACTCATACCGGGACGAACACGGCAGGCCCCGGACCATTGCCACGAAAGAGACCGATCGCGCCAAGGCGGAAGCGTTCGCAAATGCTGTCATGTCCGCCGTCCGGGCGAAGCGGAAGACCGCTCATTTCCTGAAGCACGCCGGGCCGGGCGTCATCTCGATCCAGCAGCAGGCGGACGCCGATTCCCGACGCGAGGCCGTCGCGGTCCGTCCCCAGGCGCACCACCGCGGCAGCATTGCCCTCGCTGACATGTTCGAAATCGCTTCACGGTACCGGGCGCTCTCCGATACGCACCGGAAGATCTGGGCGCTTTTCGTCCGCCGGATCCAGCCGATCCGGTTCGCCGATCAGATCACGGCACGGATCGCCCTCGGGTACATGACGGATCACTATGCAGACCGGGCCCCGAAGACGTGGAACAACATAATCGGGATCCTGGACGTGGTCTTCCGGCTCTGTCTCATCGAAACGGGCCTGGATGCATCCCCGTTCCACTCCCTGATGAAGCGCCGGCTGACGGAAACGAAACATTACCGCCCGCTGACCGTGGACGAGTTCCGGCGAACATTTGCCATCTGCAATCTCCAATGGCAGACGCTGTCCCTGATCGGCTGGCATACCGGCGCGCGTCTGGAGACCTGCAAGAAGATCGCCGTCATGCTGTACCGGCAGGATGCCGAATCCCTTACCGTGATGCCCGGAAAAACGGCCAGATTCGGCCGCGCCGTCTTCATCCCGATCCACAAAGAGCTCCGGGCATGGATGGCGCACGTCCGCGCTTCCGTATCGGCCGAAGAGATCGATGCCTGGGACATCCATCAGATCAACGGATCAGACCGCCGCTCCTATTATGTCGCCGCCCTCCGGCGCGCCGGCGTATTCGATACGGAAGACGGAAAAGCCAGCTTCCACAGTCTCCGGAACAGTTTTATCACTCGATGCGACGCCGCCGGGATCCCCAGACAGGCAACCCGCGGCATTGTCGGCCAGGTCTCGGACGACACGACGGACCTGTACTCTCACGACAAAACCGCCGCCTTGGCGATCCTGTCTCTCCCCTCCGTCCGCAGCTCCTGAAAATCCCACGAATCGCCACGAAAATGTAGTAATTTTGTAGTAAACACCCTCGCCGAACCTGCAAAAATTAGTTCAAATCCCACTCTCTCCGCCATTTTTATTTTAAAATTTTGAGGCTGACGTAGCCTCAAACGTCTGTATTAGTGTGTAAGAAAGAAAAATGGGTGTTTGTAGTAATTTTGTAGTAAAAAATAAGATCACAGAATCTCCCGCTTTAAAAGAGGTTGCTCCCGTGCTATATTATCGGAGATCGAAAACAAAAGGAGTGAAAGAAAAATGGCCTTAATTACATGCCCGTCGTGCGGAAAGCAGATCAGTCCCAATGCGTCCACCTGTCCAGGCTGCGGCGAACCTGTCAAGCATCAACCGCGTTGCCATTCCCTTGGAATACTTTTCAATCTTCTTGCCGCGCTGTGGTTTGTCGGTTCTATCACAGGCATCGTGATTTTATATATGAAAGATAAAATCCCCGATTCGAGAAATGCAGTGCTCTGGATCATTGTCATTTGCGTTACGTTCATGCTGGCAGCAATCGGGCGCTTTTTCAATAAACCGGCAAAGAACTGAGCGCCTTCATTTTTCCCAGGGGGACGGTGTCGGGAACCAGGCGGTCAGGCGTTCCCGCAGCCCGCTATTGAAACCGGTGTCGTTGTACCCGATCCAGCGCCGATCAAAAGGCTGATCCGCGTGTTCCGGTCGTTCGAATGTCCGTTTCACAGTGCCTTGATGCACGGCGGGCGTCACGCCAGTCCGGCCGTAGATAAAAGTATTGATCGTGTATCCGGGCGGCGTCCAGTAATCGATCCCGGCCATGGCCCGCAGGGCGTCCAGGCGGGTGTGCGGCTGCGGAATATGCGTCTCGCAATGGTGATCCGGACGGATCCCGTGCTCCGCGGCCAGACGCATGGTCCGCTGAAGCCGGACCTGCCATTTTCCGGAAGGCTCATCGAAGTCATCGATGGCACGAATCGTCTTCGTCGGCTCTGTATGGTCAAGATCGAATGGACGCATCAGGCACTGATCGTCTGACCAGAAAAGGAAGCGTTCCGCGGAATCTTTCGCACGGCAGTATGCCAGGACCTTTTCGAAGAGATTCGCGTCCTTGCAATGCCGGTGCCGGTCGGAGACCGTGAGGATCCGGATCCGGTCCGTGTCCGTCTGGAGCCACTTCGGCACGTTATCGGTGGCGATCCAGATGCGTCCCGCGTGTTCCGCGTGGGCGTAAATACTCCGGAGCGCGAAACGCAGTTCCAGGTTGTCCGTTGCGGAATCGGACGCCAGCGGAAAAAGTATATCCGTCATGTGAAGTACATACCTCCCTGCTTTTCCGGAGATTTGGCCATGATTTTCCGGATCTCCGCAAGTATGTCTTCGGTCGTCTTCGCCGTCTTCTTGGTGTAGTCGATCCCGGAGGTCGATGCGCCGCCCATGGCGCCGATCCGCTGCAAAGAGTTCGTGATCTCCGGAGACCGGACATTTTCCAGCGCACGAAACGCCTTCTCTGCCGGAGTCTTGTCTTTCTGTTCCGCATCCCAGAGATTCCCGGCCCGTTCCCTCGCAAGAGCACGCTGTTCCGCGGAAAGCTCGCCGCCGAATTGATCTTCCGCACGGAACTCCGCTTTCCGCATGGCCGCTTCCCGGTCCTTGCCTTCCCGCTGGAGCTTCAGGATCTCCATTTGCCGCTCATATTCCCGCGTGGCCTTTTCTTCCAGCTTTAACCGGTCTTCGGCCGCCTTCCGTTCCGCTTCGGCCTGCGCTTCGGCCGCCTTCCGTTCCGCTTCGGCCGCCTCTTTCTGCTTTCGGGCTTCTTCATCCGCCTTTTCTGCGCTGGCCTTCTTCCGAACGTCTTCGCCAGGATTCGATTCGCGGAGTTCCCGCTGCTCTCTCAGAAGCGCGTGCAGTTTTTCGCGCATCCCGTCAAGCTGCCGATCGTATTCGGCGACCTGGCTGTTACCTCCACCGCCGAACATACGTCCCCAGACGCTGTCCGCTTCTTCCCGGAGATCCTGCGTCTGCGCCATAGCCGTCTTCAGGGCCACGATCTGGCTCTCGATGGTCTGTTCCCGGTTCTTCTTGTTCCGCTCTGCCATATCGGCCATGGCGCTCACATAGGCGTCCGTCTTGTTCCGGACGTCATCGATTGTGATCCCGAGCCCGCCATAAGACTTATTCAGAGCGTCAATGAGCTTTGTTGCCTCCAGCGTCTGGACATTCGTCAGTTCGCCAAGCCCGGCGTATTTGTCCAGCGCAGCGGCCGCCGTTTCGTTCGCCCGGATCGATGCCTCCAGTTTGGAGCGGCGGCGCTCTTCCGCATCGGCCGCATCCTGCGCTGCACGCGCCGCCTGGACCGCTTCCGCCCGGTACTGCTCGTACGCCTTGATCGCCAGATTCGCCACTGCCGCGCCTGCGCCGACGGCCGCGCCTCCGACACCAAGACTGCCCATGTCGGCCATACCGAAAAGTTTTCCCCCCGCGCCGCCGGCGTCTCCCCCGACAGACCTGGCCGCCGCCTTCGCTTTCCGAAATTCTTCGACAATTTTCTGGGAGGATTCCCGCGCCTGGCTCACTGCCTCTTTGCACGCAGCCTTCAGCCCCGCCGCCGTACCTTTGATTTTGACAAGTACTTCGCTCATGCGTCACATCCTTCTTTTGCTTTTCGTTTGATCTCTTCCATCTCCGCAAGGATCTCGAACCTGGCCGCGATCTGCGTATCCGAGATCCGGCCCTTGATCGGGTCAAATGGATGTTCCCGCTGCCACGGATGCAGCTCGCCGGCCTTCTCCCGCGCTTCGGCTTCCTTGATCTTCCGCTTCACAGATTCCGGATCCTCCGGACGCCGGATCTTCAGGCCGTGTGCCGCCGCATCGGCAGCAAGTACGTGTCCGATCCGGCAGACGGACGTCTCCCAGAGAATCTTGTCCGGCGGCTCGCCCGTGATGGACGCGTAGGAGCGAATAATAGATCCCATCCACGGGGCATCGTACAGGTACGGAGACACCAGACGAAGGGAGGCTTCTCCCGTGGACGGGATCAGAGAAAAACCATACCAGGGCGTAATCCGTATCCAGGACAAAAAAGCCCGGTAATGCTGCGAAAACGCGAGATAGTGATCCGTGTAAAAATTCATGGCCGGATCCAGCAAAGCTGTCTTATTCCCGCGTACATGTTCCAGCGCGGCGGGAAGCGTCTGGTCACGGTCTCCATGCAGCAGCCACAGCGCCACAGCGAAGTCCGTAACTTCGGCATGATCCGGATCCGCAAAAAAAGCGTTGTCCGCCAGATCCAGCATGGTAAAGTATGCTGGAAACGGCGAAGGGAAAGAGACTCCTCCGACGACAAGCGAAGCGTTCAAAGTTTGCTGGATCTCCTCTTCCCGATTAACCGGCAGTAGATCCGCCTGCAAATACTCGGCAGGAATTACGATATTCATAGAAAAAGCCTCCTCTATAAAAAGGCTTTTCGGTGGGAGTTTCTACTTCGTCTGATTTTTTGTCTTGACCTCTTCGAGATCGACGACGTAGCCGGTAACTTGATCCCCTGTTTTGTGCGTGTAGGTCATGTTGGCCGATGTTTTGCCGCCCTGCGTTTCAGCGGAATCGGTAAATTCCAGATGAGTTTCTGTCTTTTCTTTGTTCAGACCGGTGACTATGATTCCGTCATAATACTGAATCCCGAACTTGTTGAACTCCGGATCATAGCCAAGGTTCGCAGCCTTTCCTTTGAAGGCCGTGCCGATGTTGTGTCCGCACCCGGTCAGAAGCATCATCGCGGCGACGATACCGAGAATCCTGAAGATGGTTCCCCGGACGATGGCAACGTTGAGCCAGAAATTGAGTTGTTTTTTCATGTTTTTTCTCCTTGTTGTCTGTTCAAAACCTGTCTTCCGGCGCGGCTTCGGCTTCCGCAACAAACTCGGAAATCTTCTTTTTCTCTTCTTCGGTTAAAGTCAGATCTTCGTTCCACTGGATCACCTTCCTGCCTGATGCTCCGGCTACCCATGTGCTGTACGGATCAGCGTACACGGTCCCGGCAGAGACGACCATATCGCCTTTTTGGTAGACGTTTGCCATGTTTTTTCTCCTTGTTTTGTTGTGTCTCGTGCGTGAGACACAAGGTTTTTTGTGTATCGTAAAGGCCGATTTGCTTAACACAAACGGTTTTATCTGTTAAAATTCTGCGGTTCCCTTAACATTAATTTCCCGCGCCCGGATGGGTGAAGAATGCCTTGATTCCCGCCCAAATTGCCGAAACGACTCCGGCCACAAGGATCCCAGCCATGGCAACCTGAAAACCTTTCCGGTATGTCTTCCAGCTGTCCGCAAACGATATCAGTTCATGGGCCGTCTCCGGCTTAATACCCAAGGCGCAGTGATTCTGCATTTCAGTCCTGACAACCGAGGCGACAAGCTCTGCAAGTTCGATGCGGTCTTTCTCGTTCATTTGATGGTATCTCCTGCATGTTTGAATCCCCGCCATCCGAAGAGCTGGCAGAGGACGGCGGCGGTGATGCCGGAGAAGGGATGGCGGTCCAGCGCGGCGTTCCACGCGAGACGGAGATTCGCCAGCGTGAAGGCTCCGTAGGTCTTCGGCTGACAGGTGAACTCCCAGTCGTGGATCAGTGCCGGAGCTTCGAGGAAGGTGAGGATCCATGTTGTAAAGCGGCGGAAACGAGAACTCCAGCGGTCGGGTCCGATGCCGTTATAGCACGCCTGAAGCTGTTCAGCGGAGGCGAAGCGGAAGAGTTCCGGCATGGAAAGGCGGGCAGAGAAGCAATGGAGTTTCAGCGTCTGCACGTGGTCAAGTGAAAAGTTATACATTGGATTTTTCTCCAAATTTCTGATCTCCGTAGAAGAGAATGGCGAGTTCCGTCTGCTGATCCGCGTCCGGCTCGTTTATGCGGATGAGGTTCCGAATAGCATACAGAAGAAGTCCTTGATGTTTCTGCTGCCATTTATGGCGAAGTTCGTGGATGTAGAAACCGAACAGTGTGTCCTCCCGGTCCTGCGGTGAGAGATAAATGGTGTTTGTGAAAACGTGGGCCGATCCCTCTCCGAAAAGTTTTTTGACTTTCACGGGAAAGTTTTGCCACGGGATGTCACCCAGCCACTTTCCTTGTTCGGTGTTGCTGTAGCTTTTTGCCAGATTTTGAAGTCCTTGTATATCCATAGCGGCCCTTATGCTCTGATACAATTTGAAATTCGGATATAATAGATTGAGAAGGGATAGCCGAAGCGATTCAATTCAGTAGAAGCACCTGTAGCACCAATTGGATTCATGTATTCGCGTGTGTAAACTTTAATACCACTACCGCTTTTTTCTCCAGTTACTTTCAAGACATCATCCAGGTATCCTTCTATATAACCAGTGCTTGCATAATGACAGTACTTCAAAATATGTATATTTGTGTCTCTAGTCCACGGAACAGCCATATTCCCGTAGCCATTTACTGGCTTCCAAGAACCTGTCACAAACTCTGAATCGTATTCAAATGTATCGAATCTGACTGTATTGCCACTCTGATCAAACTCGCCATCATTTCCAAATAGCCCGTGACGGGATCCCAGAGCAGAAACATCTTCACATTTGAATTTGATCTCAACTGTCCAGTCATACCCTTCATTTAGCACAGTAACTGGAAGAGTATTTGCTGGTATATATGCATATGCATTGTTTGCACAGATGATCTTGGTTCCATCAAATGTCAGCCCCTCATTAGAGACCGCTATATGATTGGGAGACTGATCTGTCAAGTTCCCGTTGATATAGAACTGTGTGTACTCGTCAATCATATTGACAGCAAAATCACTAACACGGAACGTGCACCCTTCATCATACACATTCCCTATAACCGGAGTCAGCCTGTCGTAGGTCAGCCCGCTTGTCGCCGTAGAGGCAAAGCTCCAGACGCCGGTGGTGCTGTTAATGGAAGCGAGATAGCCGGTCCATGTACCAGTTCCGATGCTGGCGCACTTATAGAAAGCCATAGAAGAGCCGCCGCCGACCTCGGAGAACGAGCCGTCCGGGTTTTTGGCTATAAGTTTGCTTCCGCCGTTGCCGTCGGATTCTGCGAAGAGTAGGACCGCACCGGAAGGGATCACGGAATTGGCAAAGGACGAGCGGTCTTTGTTCTGGACAAACTGCGGGAGGTTGGAAGGGATGATTTCGGGAAGGGACATGGGAAAGTTCCTTTCAAGTTCGCGGGTTCTAGGGGTACTGGGGGTACTAGGGGTACTAGGAAGAAAACGCGGCGGATGAAGCTCCTACTGGTTGAGAATGGTGGTTTTGATCTGGGCGATTTCCTGTTTTGTGAGGCCGCCGGAGGCGAGAGCATCCAGCAGGACCGGATCGGCGAGGTCGATTTCCTGCGCGTCGGTCCAGTCGGCGCGGAAGGTGTCGGAAGCGTTCAGCAGAGCGTCCAGCTTTGCTTCGATCCCGAGGGAGCGCATGGCGCGGCGGATGGCGAGCTTGGTGAATACGGTCTGTTCCGGCGGCTTCGGACGGTACGGTGCAAGCTCCTCTTCGGACATATCGCGGAATCCGTGGGCGGCGAGCCAGTCCGGGTCCAGATGAACGTTGAAGCGATTCCCGTCGTGGTGAGGCGGGAGGATGATTTTTCCGTCTTCGATCTTTGCGTACATGGTGAAAACTCCTTGTGTTATGCGTAGGTGATGTAGGCTCCGGCGGAGCTGACGACGACCGCGCCGGTCTGACTGGAGACGGAGAGCGCGGATGCACCGGAGAGCACGGTCAGTGTGCCGCCGGAACTGATAATCGTATTGTACACTATTGCCCCGGAAGAAACGTTCTGCCTGCCGCCCGCCTTGATGATGCTGGAAGTGGTCACGCCGCCGGAGACGTTCTGCCTGCCGCCGGAGTTGAGCGTTGTGTTGATCGTCACGCCGCCTGCATAAACCCCATTCCATCCGTAAAGCTCCGTGTTTGCCGCCGTTCCGCCGCTGGAAATAAGCAGCTGTGCTCCATCGACGATAGTATGCCCGCTTACTTTACCTCCGTTCTCCACGATGATCTGTCCGCCCGAGAAGAGATTGCACGTGCCGCCGGAGCTGACAACGGGGTTCACTGCTCGCCCTCCGCTGGAAACATCCATTCTGCCGCCGGAATTTACGGAGGTATAGTAAACCGTCGCACCGGAGTTGACGTTCTGTCGTCCATTTGCGTTGATGAGGCTGTACGAGGTCACGCCGCCGCTGGAGACGTTCTGCCGTCCGTTTGCCTCGAGGGTGGTCGAGATCGTTTTGCCGCCGGAATAGATGCCGTTCCAGCCGCCGTCGAGGGTCGCTCTGACCGTGATCCCCCCGCTGGAAACAGACAGCGCACCGCCGGAACTGACGATGGTTTCGCGTGCCGTGCCGTGGCTGTATACGGATTGTGCATAGTCCGGGCCGGAGACGATGGTGCCGCTCGTGACAATGGCGCTGGAGAGGACCGTTCCGGAGCTGGTGAGAAAGACTCCGTAACTGCCCTCGCGGGGCCAGCCGGAGCCTGTTGGATTCAGGCGATGCGGGATCATGCGAGGTCCTCCGTGTAGGCGAGGTTGGCGAGGAACTTTGTGCCGTTCCAGCGGACCGTGACGGCATATCGGGTACTGCTGGAGGTGAAATCAGGTGCCGCGCCGTCGACCCAGGTAAAGGTTGGGATGGTGAAGGGTACGGCGGGCGACGGCATATCAAGCCAGAGCTCAGCGGTCATGCAAACGGACGAGTTTAGGCCGGAAGAGTCCACCGTGACACTTGCCCCGGAGGACAGCGGGATCTGATAGACCTGATGTTCCAGCGGAATGATGGATGAACTGCCTCCGTGGATATACTGGAAATCGGGAAGCCCTCCGGTATAGTAGACAGTCCACGGCCCGGAGAAGGAAGAAACGCCGTCATAAGCGAGATACGCGGCGGGGTCGATGTACCACGAGCCGGAGCTGATGGAGATGGTGCCTTTTTCCACCGGGTATAGTGTCCCGGCGGAGGTCTGAACGTAAACCGGGACGGCTTCCGATTCCAGCACGATTGCACCAGATGTGAGGGACGAGACGACCTCGGAGGCTCCTTCCAGTCTGCCGTGAAGGATGGTGGCCGAATGCTCGCCCTGCGCGTCACTGGTGACGATCCGTGCGCCCGAGGTGAGCTGTGTCACGGATACGGTGGGGGAGATGCCATTGCTCCCGTCCGATCCATTAGAACCATTGCTTCCGTTTGATCCGTCAGCGCCCCGGCTGGCGAAACAGAGAAACTTGCTGGAAGCGTTGTCCGGGTTCTCCCCTGCGGTGGTGGCGGAGAGGACCTGATAGCCTCCGCCGTTGTAGGTGAGGAACGTCAGGGCGGCGTAAGAGGACCCGATGTCGTACTGCTGGATCTCGGCGGCGAGTCTGCCGTCCGATCCGTTGAGCACGTCGGCGGAGGTGATGCCCTGCGCGTCACTGGTGACGATCCGTGCGCCCGAGGTGAGCTGTGTCACGGATACGGTGGGGGAGATGCCGTCGGACCCGTTACTGCCGTTCGAGCCGTTGGATCCGGGAGCGCCAGCGGGCAGGTCGAGATTGAGATAGTAGGTATTCGCCCCGGAGGAAACGAGCGCTGCCGCAGCCGGAGCGCCAGCCGGAAGCGTGGTGACGGAGCCGCCGGAAAGGACGGGCGTGGCGCCGGCGGATCCGGCTGGTCCCTGGGAACCGTCTGAACCTGGAGATCCTGCGGGCCCCGTCAGGTTCCCAACAGAAGTGTACTCAATTCCGCCGCTCGTATTCTGCACCTGGTATACAGCGCCATTAACTGTATTCAGGTACATATCACCAATTTTTTCATTCGTGTATGTCGGACTTCCCTCGCCAGTTTTCCACAGATTTCCGGCCTCATCTGCGGCCAACGCGCGCGTCTGCGCTGCCGTCAGATAATTCGGATCCGCCTCTTCCGGTTCGCCTTCGCCTCCATTAACAACGTTTCTAGCAGTGGAAAGCGACTGAAACAGGATCGCCGGGTTCTCCGATCCAGCATCGAACTTTTTGAGTTCTGTCCGAACCTGGATCGATTCCGATCCGCCTATTTTTGTCTCGTATGAAACGGTGTTGAAGTCGACCCGAACGGACAGTTTCCCATTCGCCGCGGAGACGTCTGACCAGTCGCCTGACACATTGACCTTATCGTCCGTTCCGTCGGCCTTCCCCTCGGTATGGGCCATCAGATCATCATTATGCAGAAAATTGTTGTCGACCGACATTTCGAACGTATCCGAGTTCAGATACGGGACCGCATTCCCCTGGGAATCCACCAGCGAGATGCAAAAGATGACCGTTTCGCCGAAATAGTAGACCGGCAGCTTGGATATGAGCCCGATCTGTGTGCTGGGAGAATCAGAGGGAACCGGCGCGGCCAGATCCGGATTCACGAACAGAAAAATTTTGCGGAATGCCATAGAACGCCCTTTCGTTTCTAAAATTGCGCGGAGGTGGGAATAAAAAGCCCCCCCTGATCGAAGGAGCCACAATCAGGGGAGGGGCAGGCGAAAAGGTGGCAAACGACCACCAAGGAAAGGATTCAGCTCGAATAACTGGCATCATCCGGATAAATGACGCGAGAGACGGTGAACTTCGAATAATCCTGATTCGTTTCGGTCTGCGAACAGCCGTTGACCAGGTTTGTGCCGTGAGCGCCCTCCACCACCTGATTGGAGAAGGCATCCGAATCGGTCACATAGAACTCTTCCGAGACCTCTTTTTGTGCGCCGTGCGTGGTTCCTTCCACCTTCTTTCCTGCGTTGTTCAGCATGGGCGTCACGTCAGCGGAGAACGATTTCGTCCTGGAAATCTGATTCGTTTTGGATCCCGTTACGCCAAAAGCCATTTTAGATGTCCTTTCTGCTCAAAAAGAGCGTGAATGTTATGTTATGGATGAAATATTTGTCCGATTCGTCGATCCCTTCCGTCTCGGCGCCCTGTACAGCCGGATAAAAGGCGTCCACCGAGGCGATTTCCGCCCCGGAATATGCCTTCAAGTTCGCCGCAAGTGAATCAGTGTTCGCGCGAATCGCAGAAATGACCGTTTCCAGCGTGCTCCGGTATCCGGTCTCTGTGTACTTGATGGCGAATCCGAGCGTCACATCATACTGCCGGAACGGAACGCCGGGCGCCAGGGCCCGCCCGTTCTCGATGCCGATCAGCAGGCACTTGTCCCCGCGGAGCTCGTCCTGATGGATCCGGACCACGTCGTTCCGGTATGCATACAGGGGCGCCGATGAGCTGCCTGTCAAAAAGTCTTTGATCCTCGCGTATATTTCTTGCTCGATCATATCATCCCGCCTTTCTCACCGCATCGGCGGCCAGCTTATTCGCGATTGCGTTCATCCGGTTCCCCGCCTTCATCAGCGCCACCGGGATGACCTGCTTCTTCAGGTCGTCGTAGCCATTCACGCAGTTCCCGATGGATATCTCCACGCTGTCCGGCTGGACCGTTTCCGATATGCGCGAGATCCGCGGAAGCAGATTCGGCACCGCCTTCCCGAATTTTTCCACGGCGGAAGCGCCGAGTTTCCCCAGGGCGCCCCACCAGCCGGCCCGCAGCAAGCCACGTGTGCTGATCGTCTGCTTCTCCCTGGCCTTCGCCAGAGAATCGAACAGAATCGCCTTGAACCGGCGGGAATGCGGACGCTTCATCAAGACCAAATAGTCCGCCTTCACGCCGCGCCCACGGGGCCGAAGACCGGAAAGATACTTTTCCGGATTCAAATGGATCTTCGTCGAACCGTTCATCACATAGGGTTCCGCCTTGATGACCCGCTTGAACCGCTTCGCGGATATCGCCTTCCCCGCATCGGGCGGTGTTGCTCGTGCTGCAGACTGTGCGAAAAGGACAGCGCCTTCCCGGACCGCCTTCCCGATCCCGTTCCCGGCGATGGCGCCGAGACGATGCATGGAGGCATTGAATTTCTCCATTTCAACCTCGGTTCGTTCGGCAGCGACATCCGGTTTCATCGTCAGTTCCTCAAGTCGATCACAGCGGTAATGGCGTCGATCTCCCGGCAGCCGATCACATACAGCGTTTCCCCAGAACGGCCGGGTACAGTCAGTGTTACTTTGGTGTCCTTCGCCGGAAGCTGATCCAGACTGTCCCGCGCGACGATCACGCCGGTCCGGTAGTTCTCCACCGACCCGTATGCCAGAAGAGCCGTCTCCATGGAGGAAGGCGAGAGTGCCGCCGTTATGGCGCTCCCGCTTCCTATGGTGATGGAGACCGGGAGCTGATTGAGCAGCCCCCGGAGATCAGACGTCATCGCCGCGCGGTTCATGGTCAGAGCGACTGACTGCCAGAGCTGGAAGATTCATCCGGAGCCGCGGAGCCGCTGCCAGAGCTGGAAGATTCGTCCGGGACCGTAAGGACGAAAACCTTCCGGGCGCCGGAGTTCATCTCGACCACGTCGACGTAGCTTTCCGCGGTGTACAGGTTCCGGCGGCTCTTCACTTCGACGTCGGTCTCGATATCGAACTCTTTCCCGCCGTCCGGAATGAACACCATGGTCTTGCCGAGCTCGGGACGGTCCTTGTAGGAGATCTCTTCCTCGATGGGCAGCGCGGCCACCACGATGTAGCCGGTGGTCATGTAATCATCGTCAGCGATGAAAGCCTTTTCGATCACCAGGATCTGGGAAAGATACTTCAGCAGCAGATCCGTTCCGGTTCCAAGGACCTGATCGGCGGTCATGATCCAGCCGTTGCGCAGCAGGGCGCTCTTGAACTCGTTTGTCTGCGTCAGAGCGCGGAACGTGGTGAAGTTCATGGCGATCGCCTTCTGACCCGGATACCGGCGGATCCCGTCGACGGCTTTCTGAAGCGAGGTGAAGATCTTTCCATCCACAAGATTCTTGCTGGTGCCGGAAATCAGCTTGGCCAGCTGCCGTTTTTCCACGGTGGCCATGACGGAACGGATCGCGCCGGTCGCACCGGCGATGTCCGCTTTTTCCACGCTGCAATAATTGTAGACTTCCTTCTTGGTCACGCCGTAGCGCTTGGCGATCGCTTTGCAGTTCCAGGATCCGGACGAAAGATTCAGGTCGGTGATACCAAGTTCCGCACCGTCGGAATAGCTGGTGGATGCATCGGCATCCGGGACAACCGTCTGGAAGGTGAAATCACCGGTCTTTTCGGTCTTGACTTCGACCGGGTAAAAGAACCGTCCGATGTAGTTGAAGACGGGGTTGACTTCCAGGGCGGCGAGATCCGGGCGATAGCCGGTTTCGGTTCTCCAGTTGAGAGGCATGGTAGTGATCCTTTCTTTTTTTGTGTTATTGTCAGGACTGGAATTTTGCGAGATAGGCCTTGAAGGCTTCCGGGTGCTGCTTCCGCATGGCAATGTAGTGCGCAGGCGATCCATCGCCCTCGGCCATGAGCGTTTCCCAATCTTTCGCTTCGACGGGATCTGCCTTCTTCGCAGAATGCTTGACGCCCGCGGTGAGGCGATCGATCTGATTCCGGAGATCGGCGAGCTGCTTCTTCGCATCAGCTTCCGATTCCTTGGCCGCCTGCAGCGCACCGCGCAGATCCTTCACTTCCGACATCAGAGCGGAGATCTGATCCGCCAGATCGGAAATGCTTTCGTTGTTTTCGGGAGCGCCTCCGGAAGAGGATTCATCCGCATCGGCGGGATCCGGAGCAGGTGCGGGCGCCGGCTCCCCTCCCGATTCGGAGTTGTCCTGATCGACGGGATCGTGCTTGACGGGATCCTCGTTGAGGATCTTTTTGGTCTTTTTAGCCATGGGATAGATTCCTTTCATGCTGGTTGGTATATTAGTGAATTTCTCGGAAAGCGGGAACTGCGCAGCGGCCGCGGCAGGGATCGCGTCTAAGATCTCATCGGCCAGACCGAGCCGGACGGCATCCTCCGCCGTCAGCCAAGTCTCCGCGGTGACAAGCGTTTCGATCTCGGATCTGGGCGCGGTCGCGTGCGTCATGTAGGCGTCGACAAGTGATTCGTAGATGGCATCCAGCACCGCCGCTGCCTTCCGGTGATCGTGCCTGTCTCCGAAGTCGCAGACGCTCGGCTCGTGAATCAAGACGAAGCTGTTCGCGTGCACCCTGATCTGGTCCGCGGCCATGATGATATACGAGGCCGCGGAGGCCGCCCATCCGGTGACTTCCGCCGTGATATCGAGACCAAGGCTGCTCAAGTAGTTGTAGATGGCGAAGGCTTCCAGCACATCGCCGCCTGGAGAGCAGATCTCCAGCGTGACGGACCGGAGAGAGCGGCGCACCGGTTCGATGGCATCGCGGATCATCTGATAGGTCAGCCCGCTTTCCCAAAAAGTATCACCGATCACTCCGGAGAACGTGATCCGAAGGTCGTCTTCATTCCTGACTGTTTCAAAAATCATTTTCAAAAATCCTTCTTTTTGAAATTGCGCGCCGGTGGGAGGCACTTCTATTCTTCCGGATCTTTTACCGGTTCAGGACCCACGCCCGGCGTTCCCGGCATCTGCGTGAAGGGCGAGAGGTGCAGTCCGTTCCGCTCCGCCGCGTCTTTCTCTTTGCCGAGCTTATTAAAGGTGTGTTCCCAATCCGGACCGAACTCCGAAGAGTAATCAGAGAACCCGGCACCGAGATCGGAAATTCTCGCTTTCGATTCCTTTTCCGGATCCACCGCCGGCATCCGCGGGAATGTCCAGGAGATCCGATACTGCCACATCGGATCCGTCGGTCCGGGGACCGCCATGGCGCGGATTGCCCAGTCGATAGCCTTCCGCGCGACCCAGTCCAGGAACTGACGTTCCAGCCACTTCTGGCAGGCGCGGAACTGCGCCCAGGTCATTACCATCTCTCCGCGAAAAGCCGTGAAAGAGGTGGAGACT